TTTTTTTAATAATAGCAGGTATTACAGTTGTTCCTTTTTTTCCCATGATTATTTCTTTTTACGTTTCTTTCTTATACTTGAGGTACGTTTACCCATACCAGTTCTTTTCTTTTCAGCTACAGCCTTCTTTTTCTCAGCTGCACTCATCTGACCCCAAGTGACTGGGGTACCCGATGATATTCTAACTGATGGGCGACATTTCTTGACACCCTTTCTTTTCGCAGAACCGCAAGGATTACCTTTTTCGTCGGTCCACTTTTCTTTAAACCACCGTTTAAGATTTGCCCCTTTTTTGGTTTTGCGTACTGCCATTATAATGTAGGTTTTATTGCGGGAAAGTCATCAGTTGACGGCCAATCCCTTAATTTAGTTCTATATGTTAAGTAGCTAGCCCTTTCTGGATGGTCTGTTAATGGCACCACCCAATCAGTAGTGGCTAGTTCTAAATTCCTCCACGCTTTTGCTTCTTGGCGTGCGAGTTCCATTGCTTCGCTATCTGTCATATTTCCTTTAGGGGGGAACATATTTGGATCTGCTAAATGTAATTGATTATAGTCCATAATTAAAATGTTGTTACTAGTGAAGCTACTTTGTTAGACTGATAACTTCCTTGGCTAACTTTATCTGCTTTAAATTCTACCTTTAAGCTTTCTTTAAATCTAACACCCCCTAATTGGCCCATGCTTGCTACTGTTGGAACGTATGTATACCCGGTGTGGTTGGAGGATCCAGAGAAAAAACCATTCGTAAAGAAAACAGTACTAGCTTGCCAATAACCTCTGTAGGTGTTACCAAAGTTGTACGAGTTGATGTAAGTTACGTTACCTGAAGAAGTTGTTGCCATCCCGTTCAAAACAAAGTTACCTAGTAATGGTCTGTAATATCCTTGGGAGTCAGCTTGTAGTAATGATGTGGATATGACGTGCTCCTCCCCGTCTAAGGTTATTCTACAGGTTGTTGTGTCCCCTACCACCCCTGAGTGTAGTCCACCAAGCATTAGCAGGTGTAGAACACCCCCGCCGTTCGTTGTCGAGGTTATGTCGTGTGTTGTAACGTACGTATCCGCAGCTGTTAGCGTAGCATATATGCCACCGTTAATATCATCAAAAACCTTTACGTACTCATTATACAGAAAACCGTGGGCTGATTCCGTAGTTTTAACTTCGCAGCGGGGTGAATACACGAAGCATCTGTTCAGCTCTTTTGGATCTGAAAGAAAGCCACCGCCTCCTCCGGCACCGCTTCCACCACCTAATTCGTTTGCTCCTAAGTAAATTCCCATATTATTATGTTGTTATATAAAGCGTAGATGCATCATACGAACTAAGTGCATCATATTCTGCTTGCGTAAGCGTTACCACCTTAGCTACTGAGCTATCGGTGTGACTGTGCGTTATACTAGCTGAAGCTATATGGCTACCTGTAACAGTAGCCGTCTCAAGTATGTCACCTGTTACTTTTGTTAATCCCATCTTATTTCTTTAATGCTTTGTATGCGGCTTCTCTGTCATCAAAGTCTAATGCTGCTTTAAGAATAATCTTATCCATAACATTATCTTGATTTTCTAGAATCTGTTTTTGTAGATCAATAATCATGTGCTCTAAATTATCCTTAGCCGCAACTAACTGTTCTATCTGATGATTCTTTTTATCTAGATCCGCTTTTAAATTGTTTATGTCGTCTGGTTTACTTCCTGTGATTGTAGAGACAACTAGTCCTATCGATGCTGATATAGTACCAATGAGCATCATTACTACTTCCTTATTTGTGTCTAATACCGGATACTTCATCAGTATGAAGATAATCGACATTATTAGTAAAAATATAAATAAGGAACCAACGTAATGTCTAATCTCCTTTGCTACTCCGTTTTTAGGTAACTGCATTTATCTTTTCTTTTTGCGGCACTTAGCTATAGCACCAGATGCATAAGCACTAGGGAATACCTTGTACTGTCTCTTTACTTTGTAGTAGCACGAGTCTTTCTTTAGTAAAGGTGATACTGTGTGTTTTTGCTTTGCCATATTAATTAGTTTATCAATGTTCTAATTAAATTTAATAGTAGTATTATTTCTTCTTCTTTTTAGCAGCATCTAAGAATCCTCTCTCATATTCTAACTGCTTCTCCATATCTAACAACCGATCTTCCAGATCGTTTATAACACGGATCTTCTTGTCCAACCTCTCATGGACAGTAGTAAGCTCATTCTTTATAGCAGTAAACTCCGCAAAGATACCACCCGCCGTAAATACAGCAACCAAGAACGATACAACAATAGACATATTGTTCTTTATAAACGTATCCGGCATATCAATTTAGTTTAATTAGTTATAGAGAATAAATGTGTTACGCTACATATTTAGCAATAAAAACGTATATTTAAAGTCATATTAGCAACGTATGCGGGTATGATTGTATATAATGCAACGATTACATAGATTTCTATGTATTTATCGCATTATTAATAATCACTCACTTAATTTTCATTGCTTGCTATACCCACATTGTCATATATGTGTATAATACACACATTTATTGTATATAATGCAACATATACTAATTATATTTATTATATTAGTGAATAATTCTAGTCATATTCGCTTATAATACAATTGTCTTATACATGTTTGCATTATTATTGTTAATTAATAACTTTTATCACATTATATTCATATAATGCTTAATATCTTCGTATAGTTATTGAATCGCTTTACTTATATAATATATATTACATAAAATTCTAAAAAGGTATAATTTATTAATTAAATACGTTACAAAGTCTATGTTAATGTGATAATATAAGTGTAATTAAAATATAAGTATTATGAATGTAAGATTAAAGATAGTAAAAGAGTTAGCAAAGTTTAGAGAAAGAACATCCTTTTATATTAAAGATTATTATGGAAGTAAGAATCAAATTAAAAATGAAATAGAAATTATAAATGAATTAGATAAGATTTTAAACTTAGATAATGAAATGAAATATAATGAAACTATTATAGAATGGTATGAAAGAATGTTAAAAGAATCTAAAAAATACGTTGCAAACTAAATAAGAATGTGATAATATAAGTGTAATTAAAAATAAATAATATGAAAGAATTAAGAATGAAAAGACTTCAAAAAGAAGTACAAGAAAGAGTGTTAATGAATGATGGAAATATTAACAAAAGTTTTCAAGATGTGTTAGACCACTTATATAAAGAACATGAGTTGTACTACGACAATGATAGAATTGTTCAATCAATGGATGTTATGCGAGATATTAACACTCTAAAAGAAATGATAAACAAATACAATACATTATAAGATATGGAAAATTACTTTGAAGACTTAAGAGAAGAATTGTTTACCGACTATATTCAAAACTACGACCATTTATCAAATGATGAAATAAGTGAACTAGTAGACAATGAACTAACTAAAGTGGAATTATTTTTCAATGCTCATGAACTAAATGAAATTGAAGTAAATGATGAAGAGTACTTAAACGACTTATACCAAAACTATAAAGAAAATAAAGAAGTTTTATAAAATTGATTGCCTTCTTAAAAATATTAATCAATGAAAAGAGTGTAATGGTTCACGAGGTTCGACTCCTCAACACTCACTAACAACTAAAAATATTAAATTATGAACATGAAAGAATTATTAGCTTACTCAGCTCAAAAGAAAAAAGAACGTGCAAACAAGTGGAAACAAGTAGATGGCTACGACACCATCCAAGGATTCACACAGAAAGAGTTTAATGAGTCCGTGAAACAAATTAAGCGTAAGACCTCAACAACTAGACGAACACACTCTAAAGGCAATTTATGGACTCACAACAGTCTACCAAGAATTAAGCAAAACATTCTATAAATACGTTGCAAAGTAAAAGTAAAAGTGATAATAATATAAAATAAAAGATATGATAAAAGCAATAGTTAAAGATGTAGAAAGCGGTACAATACCAGCTTACAACCGAAGTTTCAACGATACATGGCTTTACAAAATATATAAAGGTAAAAAGCAAATGTACTCAGAAGACGAAACAATGCCTGGTGTTACCATGTACTTTCAAAATCGTCGCGACCCTGCAACAACTATTGTATACTGTCCAAATATAAATGATGCAATCGATATAATCGAATATCAAGAAACAAATCGAATTGCAATTGAGCGATCACAAAAAGCCTTAGGCGAATACATTCGTAAAAATAAAATGTACTAATGAAAAAGACTAGAAAGAATAATAGAAAAACTATTGCAAAGATAACACAAGAAAGAATAAAAATAATTGAACAAGAATACTATGAAAGATATAATGCAGGCATACCACAATGGCAACAAGAAGCTTACTAAAACCCTAATATTGGGTAAACTTAAAACAAATCAAAGCGACTACAAAGTGCGACAACTACTAACACTATACAATGAACTGTAGTAATTGCAACGAGTTTTTGAGCGATATGGAAGAAAAATATTTCAACGTTGTTGTACACGAAATGCCATTATGCACTGAATGTATACTAAATAACTGGTAAAATACGTTACAAAACAAATACAAACGTGATAATATAAATGAATAAAAAATAAAACAATATGGAATTATATAGAGCATTAGAAAATAAAAAACTAAACGAGCAAGACCAATCATTCAGCGAAGATGCATGGCATGCGTTTCACAACGGTGATATAAACGATCAAGATGACTTCTACGATTTCTTTCACGAATGGATTGACAACGCAGTTATCTACACGCATGATTGCGAAGCTATACTCGAAAATAATTCCGAGTATCATTACAACGAGCACGACTTGTGGGGCCGACCTGATAACATTGCGCAAGCAGCTTACGCTTGTCTTTACGATTATCTTATGGATAGTCCTGACACGGTAACCTGGGAACAAATGGAGCATGTATTACACGAAGCAGATACTAAAAACTAGGTGTGGGTGCGAGTGTGGCATTGTAACCCGACCGAAAAACATACGGGCACACCTAATAATATAATAAATAAAATAAAATAATATGAACAAAATAGTTGAAACAATAGCGAGTCACATAATCGAAGAAATTGATGAGCACATCGATAATGCT